TAATGTATTACCATTAGGATTTGGATGTATTTATAATTCATCTAAAATACTAAATGAAAATAATGCTAAATGGGAAACAGATGAAAAAAATAATATTTTTATTTTTACATCAGTTAAATTAATAAAAAAAGACGAAGAAATACTTACTTATTATGGAGAAAAATGGTGGAATCATCATAATCAAAAGTATTTACCAAAAAATATTGAATAAAACAAAAAACTTATATATTTATAACAAAATACAATTAACATGGGATATTTAGACAATTCATCAGTAACAGTAGATGCTATTTTAACACGAAGAGGGAGAGAATTATTATCAAGAAATGATGGTTCTTTTCGAATTACTCAATTTGCATTAGGTGATGATGAAATCGATTACACATTATACAATGAAAATCATCCAGATGGTTCACAATATTTTGGTGAAGCAATTGAAAACTTACCTTTAGTTGAAGCCTTTCCTGATGAAAATAGTATTATGATTCATAAATTAGTTACTTTACCTAGAGGAACCACTAAATTACCTATTTTACAAGTTGGCTCTACTTCAGTTAATATTGGATTAGGACAAACTAACGCAGTTTCACCACAAACATTTAATTTTGCGGGTGTAAATAATACAGTAGAATCAAGTGGTTATTTATTCACTATTGCTGATAGAAGATTACTAACTAGTTTTACGGGAACAGGAGCTAATGCTACACGTACAGGTAATATTCCATTTACGGGGGAAAGATTAAGCCAAACAGTTAGAGGCCAATCAGTTACATTAGCAGCTATTAACAGTACTACTTTATTTGGAGCTAATGATACTTTAACAACAACATTAACTATAACAGGTTTAGATTCAGGTGCTAGAACAACAGTTCCTGTTACAATTTCAAAAACAGTAACAGCAACATCATTTACAGCTACATCTACTAAAGGAATAGTATTATAAAATAAAAACAAAAATAAATGTCAACATTTACAAGATTTAATAGCGGAGATATAGTATTAAGTACTGAAAAAGTTAATAGTAATGCTTGGACAGATTCATTAAATGAATTATCTACATTCTTTACAGGTTCTAATACTTATGGAAGTGGAACCTCTCAATTTTCAACTCCTACAAGTTCAGGTCAGTTCTTTTTAGAAATCTTTAAAACTCTTGCGGCTGCTGAAAGTACTACTGGTAGTGCTGAATTTTCAATAGCTTATGGTCATAAAGCTGGATCTGGTTCCAGGGATTTTTCAGTAGGAACAGGTGGAGTAGGATATAATGCATCAAGAACAATTTACAGTCAATATAGACAATTAGTTTATGGTGATGAAAGTCAAAATTTCACATTTAATGGTTTTACTCCTCATGATATTTATGTAATTAATTTTGAAAGAGCTAGAATAAAACAAGGATTAAAATTAGGTTCATTAAATTTAAAATTATCTTCTGGTTCTTCAGATTTACATTTAACTGATGATAGTGTAACTACAACAGGTTCAGCAACACTTACAAATTTAGGAAGACAATTTAATTTAGTTAGTGGGTCAAGTGGTACTATGTTAGGTAGTACATTAGCCCAAACTACTAGTGGGTCATATGGATTTGTATACCCAGATGCTGGTGTTATTGTAATGAACCCTTCAGCTTTATCAACTGTTTTAGGTGGAACAGGTCAAAATACATTAGCTACTAATAAACTTCTTCAAGCTAATAAGCTTAGTATTATTCCTAGTGCAAGTAATGGAACCGATGGTAGAAATTCATTAAAATTATTCCATTCATTAAAATCAGGATCATCTTTTATAGTAGATGCTGAAGAAAAAGTATCATCTCAATTTTACTTTTCAAGAATAACAAACCAAGAATTTAATTATTCTACTAATCCCTCCTTTACAGGAAATGACGGAACTTTAAAATTTGATTCAATGGCAAATAATCCAAAAGTATATATTACAACTATAGGATTATATAATGATTCAAATGAATTATTAGCTACAGCTAAATTATCAAAACCCTTAAGCAAAGACTTTACTAAAGAAGCTTTAGTAAGAATCAAACTTGATTATTAAGATGAAATGTCTACAGTATATAAAAAATTTTCAAAATCAGATATATCAATTACTCCCTTTACCGCTCACAAACAAAGCACATTTAATTCTGCCAGTTTAAGTAGTAAAGGAGGTAGTTTTTATTCTGCTTCTTTCCCCACAGTAGCTTATAAAAATGGTTCTAACTTTGAATGGGCTAATTCTGGTAGTGACCCCAATAATCATAAAAAATTTCTTCAACTAGATCATTTATTTTATAGAAATGCTAAATTAGAATATCATAACAAATTTAGTACTATAAAATATTTCGACCATTTTAGAGAATTACATGATAAAGTTAATATTTTATCATTACCTTATAAAACTATAGGTTATAAAATAAAACCAGGTTCCTTTTCACTTACTCAAGGAAGCACTACATTTAAAGATGACAGTAAAGGTAATTTATATTCAGATACAGCTTCTACATTACCTTCTAAATTTGTTGATGAAAAATTTAGAATATTTAATTTAACCCCTTTAAATGGATACAAACACTATGATTTAAGTATAGAGGATGGTAAAGAAGTAATAAACGTTCCTACATCTTATTCTAAAAAAGGATTATTAGATGATAGTTTTTTATTTAATGAAATTGAATATAAAAATGTTACTTTTCAGCAACATACTACATATAAAATTCCATCTATAGTTTTTAATGGTGAAGATTCTACTGTAGTATCCCCTCATAATTCTCGATTAAACTTTAATAGTGATGATGATTTTACTATTACGTTTAAGCCATTTGGTATTGGGTGGAATCTTTCGCCAGGGGTAAATGATAACAAAAAACGATATTTACTTAGTAAAAGCACTACAAAAACAATAATACAATCACCCAATCTATCTAACAACACAATAACAACAGGTTCTTCTCAGGGTGTAGATGTTGAGGCTGAACCTCAATTTCCCTTTGAAATTTACCACCAAAGTCAATCACTTTATTTTAAAAGATTTGATGGAAACGTAACATCAGAAGTTAACATTAATATCCCCCAAGATGTAGGTGTATCCAATGTTGCAATGTATTCGTTTGTAAAATCAGGATCTAATCTAGAAATATGGAGTAATCATACCAAAATATCATCGTCAATTGACATTACTACACAAACCCAAAATAAAGCTAACTTATATATAGGTAGTAAAGGAGGAACTAATAATTTCTGGACTGGTTCTATATCAGACATAGCTATATACAATAAAGCATTAAATGCTACAGAAATTAATGCTAATGTTAATATACTTAGCTTAAAACCTTACGTAGGTAATGTTTTTTATAATAATGGGTTAGTGGCTATTACACATCCCAACTATCAATCAATTTTAAGTCCTGCAAATAGTGATGATTTTAGTTTGCAATATCAAGGTACTCATTTAATTTATGAAAATGAATATCAATGTATGGCTGAACAACATGAGTTTGACGTTACATTAAACCCCTCAGCTCGTAAAATTAAATCAAAAGATTCAGAAGATTTAGCTAACTTTGCTACAGGATCTAATTTTAAACCTTATGTTACCACAATTGGATTATATAATGATGATGGTGAATTATTAGTTACTGGTAAATTAGGACAAGCAATACGTATGACAGATGAAGCAGACACTACTTATGTAGTTAGATTTGACACTTAAAAAATAGTTTTATGAAATGGTTATATAATAAAAAAGAAATTAATGACATAGTCGACCTCCCTGAAGGAGCGTTCGGCTTTATCTATCAAACAACCCACACACCTACAGGTAAAAAATACATTGGTAAAAAATCCCTAATGTATAATTTAAAGAAAAAATTAGGTAAAAAAGAAAAGGCCCTTTGGGAAGGTAGAGGCCGTCCACCCGTATTTAAAAAGGTACTAAAAGAAAGCGATTGGAAAACATACCACGGTTCACATGCCTTTATAAAAGACTGCATTAAAGAATCACCAGACGACCTTACACGTGAAATTATCCACATTGCATATCACAAAAAAGAATTAACATACCTTGAATGTAAATATCAATTTAGTTTGGGTGTGTTGGAAGACAAAAAATATCTAAACGACAACATTCTCGGAAAATTCTTCGATAGAGACTTTGATTAGCCACTCTTCTTTCGTATATTCACCGTATGAAGGAAGATCTACTTAAACAACTTTTAGAATCAATTTTAGGACCATGCAAATCCTCTAGAGGCGCTAGAGGAGAAGAATCTGCCGTCTTTAATTGTCCAAGTTGTAACCACAGAAAAAAGAAACTCACAGTTAATCTTGTAACCCAACAATTTCAATGTTGGGTTTGTGATTTTAAAGGTCATCGAGCATTTAAATTACTTAAGGAAGCTAAAGCATCTCCTAAAGCATACGACATTTTAAAGTCAGTTGACCTTGAATATAAGTTTAAAAACAAAAAACAATTTAAACCTGACGCCACTACTTTACAATTGCCCAAAGGTGTTGAACCCATTATATCTTCATCTGCAGTCTTATCAAGACATGCACTTCATTATCTTACACAAAGAGGAATCACTCAACAAGACATAGTAAAATACAACATTCAATATTGTGAAACAGGCGATTTGAAAAATATGGTTGTAATTCCCTCATATGACAACACAGGTAACATTAATTATTATGTTGGTAGGTCATTTGATAAAAACGCATATATTAAACATAAATTGGCTCCCGCGACTAAGGACATAAT